GTTGCAGAAATATTACAAACAAAAACAGACGGACAAACAGATTTTTCCTTAAATCAAAATACGTTTGAAAACCCAGAGCGTTTTAATGGCAATATTGAAGCAAACAAAATACAAACCGTAGGGGGCAAGATTTGCGTCGACAATTTTATATTATCGGCAACAATGGCAATCGGCCAAAATTTTAGTTCGGTTATTATAGGAGCAAGAAATGAAAGCGGTTACGGATTCGCAAAACCGACAATTGAAATTACACCTACGCAAATTATTTGTGTTAGCAATGTTTCTTCGACCTTTGATTTTACAGAAAATCACGGCTTAACAATCACTAACGATTTACAAATAATTATTATTCAAACAAAGACCGAAAACGCAACTATTATTGTACAGTCAAACGGCGAAAGATATACAAAAACTAACGCAAATATCGGTCAGGCATATTACGGCTTTGCGATTTTTTCAAATGAAAACATAAATGAGGTTGATGTTTCGCTTGCGGTTTGTGATATTTATAAACCCGTTTGGGTTTGCGGTGATTCTTGGGTATCAAAGGGTGATAGCAGATGGTATGGCCAAGCACTGTCTTTGGGATTAACAAATTTTCTTAAATCAGGGCACTCTGGTGAGACAAGTGCAAATGGTTTAAACGGTCTATTGACACTGCTCTCAATGTATAAACCTAAAATGATTATTTGGCTTTATGGAATGAATGACGCAGATACGGACGATAGTACACCGAACGCCGATTGGTTATCAAGCCTAAACAAACTCAAGAAAATTTGCTTGGAGCAGTTTATTGAGTTAGTGCTTGCCACAATTCCGACCACACCAACAAGAAACAACAACGCAAAAAACGCAATTGTTATTAACAGTGGTTATAGGTACGTTGACGAAGTAAAAGCTATGGGAGCTGACAATTTAGGAAATTGGAGAGCAGGGTATCAGTCAACAGACGGAAATCACACAACGGAGGCAGGTGCAAAAGCATTATTGGCACGTGTTATTGCGGACGTGCCCGAAATTGCAATTAAATAAACGGGGGTATGTATGAACAATGTAATCTCTTTACTAAGAAGCAAAGGAGAAATATTATGATAATAGATAAATTACATCAGTTTGGATATTCAGCTCCGAAGCTCCCCAAGTTCAAAGGCCATGTGAAAATCACTCTCCACAACTGCAGGACCGGAAAGAATGAGGTGATCGAGGGTGATAACATCGTCACCAATGCGATCAGAGACATTCTCGCTGCTAATTACGTCGGAGCTGTTGATTATTCAAAGGTCTTTGGCTCGGATGGTTTCTGGAAGAAGTGGTTCGGAGGTCTCCTGTTATACGAACAGGCTCACACTCTGGATCCTGATAACTACTTCCCGAAGAGTGATGCAAACAATCATCTCTGGGGCCATGCAGGACAGACGAGCATCGATGCGAATCATGATGACGATCTGACAAGAGGAAATCCTCTGTCGATCGCTGTCACTCATACAGAAAACTCAGTAAAGCTTGTCTGGGTGTTCGATTCTATTCGTGCAAATGTTCCGGACGGACGTTATATCAGATCCTTGTCTCTGACTCATGCTGACACCGGAGATGCAGGTCTCGGATCTGACACTTATGCTTTCAGAAACTTTCAGCCTTTTGAAGCCATAGCTCAGGAAAGCTTTAAAACGATTCCAACAACACAGAAGACCATCTTTAATGGTCAGCTCTTTGGCCAGTACGATGATTCTCACGGATTCTCATTCTTTATAGGTGATTCAGGTGAGTATAGTACGAGCAAGCTTCTTTTTGCTACAAATAAGGTCACTATTTATATTAAGAAATTCCCTTACTTAAAGAGTGGCCTGTATGAGACCTGGTCTGTCGACAATACATACGTCAGGTCTTTTACTATTACATCATCTAACATTACATTCTATTCGCAGCCGGCTTTCTACTTCGATTACGAGAACAAGCGACTCTGGCTCTTCAGCAATATAACGAGCACCGGTCTGGCTTATGATAAGAGTCACATCAGCTACATCGTTATTGACTGTGAATCTGGTACCGAAGTAGCACACGGAACCATCATAAGTGATGCTCAGGACCTCGGAGCTATCGGGGGCTTCTATGGTGCCTATGGATATCAGTGGAGTGCAAGCTTCCTTCCGTATAACATCATTTTTGACGGAACCTATTTCTATTTCCCGACAGGTGGCAACGTTCAGGGAATAACCGGATTCAAGAAAATCAACAGATCGAACCAGTCAGACCAGACTGTTATATCATTCTTGAATTCACAGCCTTATGTCCAGCCTGTTCGAGCAGGTGAGCTGCTTGTAGCCTGTGGTCATGATTTCGTTGCAGAGATATATGCCGGCACTGCTCCTGGTATTGTTGTTAATGGTAATACCGGATATCCTTGTGCAGCAGTTGGATTCTTAAACAATTCAGCGATGGATGCTTATAACCTGCAGGATAAACCTTCGTTTGAAGGTATGTGTGTTGGTATAACCAGAAATATTACTACTGTAAACAGAGGAATCTTTGCGAACAAGATGGTTAATACCACACTCTTCAATCTTCCTTCTCCTGTGCAGAAGACAAGCTCGAGCAGCATGACCGTCGAATACACTCTCACACAGATCGGAGAGGAGGATGAGTCATGAAGGAATTAGTTTTAGCTCTGCTTGCTTCAGGTGGCTTATTCTCTTTCATTCAGTTCTTCATCTCTTTCGGTTTCTCCCGAAAAGATAAGTCTAAGAATATTGAGAACGAGCTGAAGGAGATAAAAGAAAATCAGGAAGCAGGATTCCAGAAGCTGAAAGAAGAACAGCAGGAAGGATTCAAGAAACTCAACAGAAAGGTCGACTACAATGCTGCAGTCTTAGCCAGGACTCATATATTGAGATTTAACGATGAGATCCTGAACGGTTTCAAGCATAGTCGTGAATACTGGAGACAACAGCTCGATGACTGCGACACTTATGAAGAATTCTGTAATGAGAATCCGGACTTTAAGAACTCCTATACAGAGATCGCAGACGAGAACATTAAGAGCACGTTTGCAAAGTTAATGAATGAGGGAAAACTCTAAAAGGAGGTTTTATGAAGCATGACATAGTGTATATCTTGAAGAATGACTACGATTCTGAAGAGCTTCGATATTCGATAAGGTCAGTCGTTCAAAACTTTCCTTATCGGAAGCTCGTCTTCGTCGGTGGATGCCCGAAGGACATCAAGCCGGACATCTATATTCCTGATCTTCAGGAAGGAGCAACTAAGTGGGAGCGATCGATGCACTCGCTGCAGTTGGTCCTTGATAATGATGAACTGACAGAGGATATCTGGCTCTTCAATGACGACTTCTTCATAATGGATCCTGTCAGATCCGATGTGAATTACTTCAGCGGATCACTTGAAAGACAGATCATAGAAATGAAACAGAAACATCCTCGGGGCTCTGGTTATATCCGGAGCCTCGAGTCATTAAGAGCATCTTTATTCAATATGAATAAAGACACTCTATGTTTTGCTCTTCATATTCCGTTCTTGATTAACCGTGTGAAAGCGGAGAAGCTCTTCGAAGAATATCCGGGAACAAAGATGTTCCGCTCTTTCTATGGAAATTATTACGGAATAGACTGCAGTTTCATGCGAGACGTTAAGATATACGATCTGGAAACGGTACCAGACACAGCTTACATCTCCACAACAGACGATTCGTTTTCTAAGGGAAAAGTCGGTGAGTTTTTAAGAGCTTACTTCGCTAGTCCTTCGAAATATGAAAGAAACACATTAGTGGAAACAATTAAGGAAATCTATGACGAGGACGGAGAAATCCGATATGAAAATTAGTCATAGGATCTGTGACACAATCAAAGTAAAGGAGAAAGAGAAATGAACATTACAGAAATCGTAACAGTCCCAGTCATCGTGGGTTTTTGCTATCTCATCGGCTATCTTGTTAAGTTATTCAAGAACGAGAAGCTGAATGACTTTATTCCTGGCATCTGCATTGTGATCGGTATTGTGCTCGGCCTTGTATCGTTCTACACGATACCTAATCTCGTTCCAGCGTCTGACTGGCTTGCTGCAGCTGTTATAGGCGGTTTTAGTGGATTATCCGCAACAGGTGTAAATCAGGTTGTTAAGAAACTTAAATTGATGATAAATGACAAAGGCGGTGAAACTAATGGCTGAAGAAAAGAAAACAACTCCCAAGAAGAGCACAGCAAAGAGAACATCTAAGAAATCGGAGAAGACTGCACTTATAGCTGAGATTAAGCCTGAGATCGTAGTTTCTCTGAAGACCGCCACTGTTCTCCCTGCAGAGGGCTTGAAGATCAGAAAAGGCCCCGGTGTTGATTTTGACAAATATGCAGGAATGAAGATTCCTGCAGGTACCGAAGTCGACGTTCTCGAAGAGAAGGATGGCTTTGTCAGGATCGGCTACGATCAGTGGGTAATGAAGAGCTATCTCGGAGGAACTTAATCATGGCAATAGACAGAACAGCAGCGAACCTGGCGACGTTCTGTCTCAGCGTCGTGGGAGCTCCTTACTGGTTCGCTTGCTATGGAAACGTAGCATCGGAGGCATTATATAATTCCAAACGAAGCGAGCCTCAAAACAAGAAGTATTATGACTCCTGGTCAAAGAGCACCTTCACTGATGACTACGGAAAGCGAGTCACGGACTGTGCAGGTCTCCTGAAGTGGTTCTTATGGGCTAAAAGCATGGATGATAAGTCACCGACTTATAAAGCCTCAGAGGACTTCGGAGCTACGTCTTTTTATAATAAGTGTACTTCGAAGGGTAAGATCAGCTCTCTTCCTGAAAATAAGATCGGAATCTGTGTCTTCAACGGAAACGACACCACAAAGACTCACATGGGAGTTATTGTCGACCAGATTGGAACCGTAGTCGATGCTCGTGGCCATGCTTACGGAGTTGTTAAAAACTCAAAAGCAAGCAGCTGGGACTACTGGGGAAAGTGTCATCTCATCAAGTATGATGCTGCTCCACCTGTAAAGGACCAGTACACTGTCGTTACACAGTATCAGCCTCTTACAGTCAGGAAGGATCCGACGAGCAAGTCGGAGGAGATCGACAAGCTTGCTAAGGGCTCGAAATTCATCTCCACGAACATCGTTGAAGGTGAGAATATTAACGGATGCACAGCATGGGCCGGAGTGAACGGAGGATATGTCAGCGGATATTATCTTTCACCTACTCCGAAGGTCCCAGATCCTGAACCGGATCCCGAACCTGTTCCACCTGATCCCGAGCCTACACCTGCTCCTTCAGGACATTCCTATACTGTTAAAGTGAATACCTATCTCTCGCTGCGTACCGGTCCCGGTACCGGTTACGATGAGGTTGGCCGGCTCTTTAACGGTGCGATCGTGACAGCTGTCGAAGAATCAGGAAACTGGATAAAGATATCTGGTGATCTCTGGTGTTCGAAAGCTTATTTGAAATAGACACTTGTCGTGCTTTTTCCCTTATTCAAGGTCTCAGCTCCTTCGGGGGCTGGGACTTAAAGACAAAAAGATGAGTTAATCTCATTGTTAATAACCCTCCTGAAAAGCCCCTTCGATTTTTGTCGGAGGGGTTTTTCTTATGCCCGAAAAAAGAAAACCCTCAGTCGATTGGCTGGGGGCTTTCTTTTGCTTGAATGTTGACAAAATGAAAGATGCAAGAATCCTTCAAATAAGGTCGCTCCATTATAGCATAAAAAACCTCCCGGGGGCTATCAGCTCGGGAGGCCAGTCGGTTGAGGACTCAACCGATATCAGTATGCAATTTCATTATAACATTTGACCAAAATTTGTCCAAAGAAAAATGAAAAAACCGCAAAACCCTTGCGGTTGAGCGGTTCTTAATGGTGGAGATGAGGAGAATCGAACTCCTTGAGATTTGTTCACCAGTGAACAAAATGACCGCCAGACGTGGACTTTCAACGTATTCGGTATGTCAGAGTCCGTCAGTTGTGGACTCATTTTGACCAAGATTTTGACCAAAGGTGAGGTCGATGATCTCAGCTGCTCTCTGCTGATCTCCGTCGACAAAGTGTCCGTAAGTCTCGAAGGTAGTCATTGAGACGGAATGTCCGACGATGTCTTTGATACTCTGCTCCGGGAGAACATTCTTCATCATCGATATAAATGTATGTCGAAGTGAATAAACCGTTCCCGGAAGATTCCGCTCCTTTTTCAGCTTCTCCCAGTGGTTTCTCATGGTCGACTGATTTCCCATTGAACCATCAGGACTGCAGAAGATCCACTTCGTGTGCAGCTTATATTCATCGTTTCTCTGAATGGTTTTATCCAGGATCGCTCTGGTCATATTCCCGATCGGGACCACACGACGAGCATTTTCGTTCTTTCCCTCGGTGATTTGACCTGCAGCATTAACGGACCGCTTGATCGTTACGATGCTTCCCCTGACATCGTCGACCTGAAGCCCGAGAGCTTCTCCCGGTCTCATTCCTGTCAGCAGCAGGAAGCAGAAGAGCGGATGATACCATAAATCGGACTCTTCGAGCAGCCTCCTGGCATCATCTTTCTGAAGGATCTCTTTTTCTTTCCGGGAATGGCCCTTCGGAATATACAAATTCCCTCGGAGGAGCTCGCACTGATAATCTTCATAACCGAACTTGATGATTCCCTTGATAATTCCTCGGAGGTTTTTCAAAGTTTTTTCTGAAAGTGCCTTGTGACGTCCTGACGCTTCGTTAATGACGCTCTGCCAATCTCGGAGGGTAACTTTACATATTTTCACAGAAGCGATTCTAGGGGCTATGTAGAGCCTTATGTAACGCTCGTATTGAGAATAGGCTTCCGAGTTCTCTCCACGACGAGCTTTTACATCTTCCAGAAACTCCTGAGCGACACGGCCGACAGTCTTGGATCCTGAAGCCTCACCGTAGAACCACTGGTCATATTTCTGTTGGACTTCCTTACGGCCTTTCACACCGGGAACGGAAGAAGAGAAGGAAAAGGATCTTCCTTCTTGCATTACTCTTATTCTCCATCTTTTTCCGTCCCACTTAGGTGATGTCATTTTGTTCCTTCTTGTGATCTTAAATATTCAGCATAGCTTTTCAGCTTTGAGATGCTTTCTGCAGACAGTCCGTCAGTAATTGATTCTTCGTTAGTTTCTACCAGTACATCCATTAACTTCCCCGGTGTCGTATGAAGAGCCAGAGCAAGATCAGGAAGTCTTTCGATTGAAATGTTATTTTTCCCTTTTTCTATTGCACTAATAGCTTGTCGACCAGAAAAGCCTGACTTTTTTGCGAGCTCGTCCTGAGAAAGCCCTTCGGATTCCCTAAGCAGCCTTATATATTCCCCTAATCTTTTCAGCCTTTGTTCTTCCATTTTATTCCCCTTTCTTTACTTTGATTATAGGTTGATTATTACATTTTTGCAATATTCCATTGACCTGTGTAAATTTGTGCTTGACAAGGAAACGGAAAAGAAGTACATTAGCATTGTCAAGCAAGACATGACACTAAGTAAAGGAGGTTTAAAGATGACCAATTACGCAAAACTAAAAGGTCTTATGGTCGAAAGAGGTCTTGAGGTCAACAAGTTAGCTATAGAGTTAGGGATTTCAAGACAGGCAACATCAGACAAAATCAATGGTAAATCAAAGATATCGCTTACTGATGCTCAGGTTATCTCAAAAGCATTGAAGATGACCAGCGAAGAAAGAGACGCCATTTTTTTTGCGGAGTGTGTCCAGTGAGCGTGGACAAAATGCAAGGAACTCTTTATCCGTCGTTAAACAAATACTTCGAGAATCAGACGGAGCTCGCTCACGCAGGATGTATGTCACGAGTAAGGCTCTGGTCCTGCCTCACAGGAGAAAAGGAGTTCACCAGAGCGGAAAAGAAAGCCATAGCAGCGAACATCGTAGTCCGGATCATGGACAGACCGAGTTTTGACTACGCAGAGCTTGAGAAAGCGGTTCGGGCTTGGAAGGGAAATTTCGATACCGAATATAGAAAGGAAAAAGCAAATGGCTAAGAAAGCAACGTTTGAGATCTATGAAGGATTCACCAAGAGGAAGAAGAAGTACGTCGTTACAGAGTTTAAGACTGACTTCGACATTTTAACAGCTTACTGTAAGAAGTTCTTTAAGTGCTCTGAGGCTCACATTTTCGCTACAACAGGTTACTTGTGGAACGGTGAGCTCTATCTGGAGAATCCTGCAAGGCCCGGAGCAAAGCTTGTTCTCGTAGCTTATTACGTCAGATGAACAAGCAGACCGTAAACGCTGTCGACGTATTGCTCCACGTTGCAGCTCTCCTGATTGTCTTCGGAGTTACCCTGGTCTTCATCAAGGTGACGGAACCGGTACCTGAAGAAGAAATCATAAGAGAGATCCCCGAGAGAGAACTTCCCCAGATCATTCCTGATATTGATATCGGTCCGATTAAAGAGACTTACGCAGGTGAACTTGAAGAAGTCGTTGAAATGTCAGCTGTTATCTTCGAGATCGAGCCGATAGGCCGTTATTTTATAACCGCTTACTCGCACATCGAGACAGGTTCGAAACTCACGGCATCAGGTGGGAAGGTCCATAAAGGAACAATAACGACAGCTGCTGCAGACGTTTGGGGTGGTTACTTCAAGTTCGGTGATTACGTCTACGTCGAGGATTATGGCCTCTATCGCATAGAGGACACAGGATCCGCAGTAAAGAGAAGACATCTCGATCTCTATGAACCTGATATGAAGAAACTCGATTCATATACCGGTTACAAGCAAGTTTACAGAGTCAGTTTCCCATACGGGATCCCAAAAGACAGTTAAGAAAGGAATTTTCATATGGATATCTTAATCATTTTGGCCTGTCTCGCAGTTGGTATGGTCATCGGAATGACATTCGAGGCGATCTACAACATGGAGACCAGGAAGTTCGACCACGCTCGCATCGTCGCTCTTAACGGAGAGAACGTAAGACTTAAGAAGAAACTCCATGAAGTTAAGAAGGAGCTGACGACTAAGCCGGTGATAAGTAAGAAGGTCCTCGAGATCTTAGACTTCTCGGATCCTTATCAGGACATCAAGTTCGGAGACTGATTATGGGAGCTTGTAAGACCTGCGAGACTTGCCACTCATACAAAGGCAACAAGAAGAAGGTCTTCTTATATGACGGTGTGTGCTATCTGGTTCCCTCAAAGCCTCAGTTCGTAAAGAAGACAAGCAGCTGCAAGCACTGGAAGGAAGGAGAGAAGAGATGAAAGACTTAAGCGGATTAGTCAAGCAGATCCTCACAGAGCATAAGGACGCTCGTGACGATGATTTCAAGGTAATAGGTCATGTGGTCAAGGCTCTCAATCCTGAAGCGATGCACCTGACATTCGGTCAGACGTTATGGAACCACAGCAAGCTCAATCTTCCCTCATTCGAGACGATAAGAAGGACCAGACAGAAGATCCAGCACGATCATCCGGAGCTGCGTGGAGAGCTTTACGAGAAGCGAATGGAAAAGCAGACAGAATACGCTAATCAATTCGGAGGAAATTAACAATGTTTATCCAATTACATGGAGTGAAAGGAGCCCGACTGGTTGTAAATGTCGACCACGTCAGAGCGTTCCAGGAGATCACTGATGATTCCAAGTATGCAGTTTATAAGGAATCCGGAGCGAAGTCACTGGTCCAGATCGATGACAAGCTGGTACCGGTCAGAGACTCGATCACTCAGATATCTCACGCTTTGCGGAAAGCAAAGCTTATCGGAGGTGCAGAAAATGAAAGACAAGGTTCTTAGAGCAAATTTATCGAGGCTTATTGAGGGCTGCAGCAAAGAGCTGAGATCCTACTCAAAGGACTCGATGGTCCTGAAGCTCACGATCATCACCAAAGCTTCAGGAATCAATACAGAAAACAAGGACGGACCTGCTCCCGACTGGTATATGGCCAGAGTCGTGCCTACAGAACAGGTCGACACGGATGACAGCATAATCGATGAGTCAGCAAAGATCTTATACGGTTATGACCATTTCGGAAACGAGGGAATCCTGCAGGTAGTCCCTTATAGAAAAGACGAAGAGGAAGGAGAAGAAGATGGTCCATAGAGAAGAACATAATGAAGGATTCACACAGGTCAGCAACGCTGTTCTGAGAAACGTGAATCTCTCATGGGAAGCTCGTGGATTCTTATGTTATCTTCTTTCACTCCCGGATGATTGGAGCTTTTCGATCAAAGGACTGGTAAAGCAGACCGGAGCAACTGAGCACACGATCAAACGTCTGGTAAAAGAACTTCAGATTGAAGGTTATGTGGTCCTCACTAGGCATACAAACGCTCGGGGAAAAGTCACGAAATGGACTTGGGATATCTATGAAACAGGTAAAAAAGTCCAGATGTTGAAATCACCACAAGTTGAAATTACCAGATGTGGTGAAAGCCAGATGGTGGCTGAACCAGATAGTGGCTCCACCACATGTGGTAAAACCGCCTCTATACAAATAACTAATATAAACAAAGAACTAAATAAACAAATAACTAAAGAAAACAAACAACAAGACGGTGTGCTTTCTGAAGTTGAATCGATGTTTCTTCAGTTCTGGGCGATTTACCCCAAAAAAGTGGATAAAAAGGGCTCATTTCGAGCTTTTAAGAATATCCCGAAGTTGAAAGAAGTGTTTCCAGGGATCCTAAAAGCTCTCGAGATCCAAAAAGAATCAGAGCAGTGGACTAAAAATCACGGTCAGTTCATCCCGAATCCTACTACTTATATTCACCAGGAACGCTGGCTCACCGTAAGCGAGACCGACGAGACTCAAGCGAAGATCAATGAGACGGTCAAGCAAAATTACGAGAAGTTCTTATTTTAAAGGGGGAAAAGATGTTATCAGTTCAATCATTTATGACAGGTATAGAGATGCTGCGGAAGTGCTTTATCGGATGGCAGTTCGACACAAAGGATGAAATGCAGGTCAAGTTATGGTTCTCAGCATTTAAGAATCTTACTGATGACCAGTTCATTTCACTTGTTAAGGAATACATAGCGAAGAATGAATATCCACCTAAGTGCATCAAGAACCTGACAGACATTTATGTCGACAAACAGGTGAAACTCGCAAACATTCCTCCCGAAAAGGCCCTGGCTTATGTCCGTGATATCGTTACCGACTGCGGAGGCTGGGAATACGGAAAGAAGGATATTTACTCAAAATTGAGGCGATTTCATACCCTTTATGCTGTAGTTCAGGAATTTGAGGACACCTTAAGGATAATGTCCGCTAACGATCCTTATACAGCTGAAAGGTTCAGAAAAGTTTATGAGGAGCGATTAAGGGAAAGTGCTACATCTGCAGTCAACAAGTTCTTAGGGTTAGCGATCTCCCAGGGCGATAACAAAGCACTCGGATCAGCTGCTCTCCCTTATGAGACTTAATCGGAGGTTATCAAATGAAAACCGAATTTTATTTACACTTCCCGGAAGGTCTTCCGAGAGCGACAGCCCAACAGAAAGGCGAGGCGATCAGATATAAGAAGAGCGACGGAAAGGTCCTTCCTTACATCGACCACTACAGAAAACCGAAGGTCCAGGCATTAAGAAACGAGCTCACCTACAAGATGAAGAGATACCGTCCGGAACAGACCTCCGAGAAGCCGATCAGACTGACAGTCATTCTCTACTTTGACATTAAAGCTCCGAAGAAGCTCTGGGGAACGTACAAGACCACAAAGCCCGACTGCGATAACTATGTTAAGGAGATCAAAGACGTTATGACTCTCCTGAAGTTCTGGAAAGACGATAACCAGGTCGTAGACCTCCGAGTCGTTAAATACTTCGCAGAGAAGGGAACGATATTCATCAGGATGGAGGAACTTGAAGATGGATAAGCCTGAGACAAAGATAGTGCAGACCAGATTCCTGGTTGACAAGAGACATGGAACGTACTACTGCTACGAACCGAACGGAAGAAGCCATATTGAAAAATCCCATGAAAATAGTCCAAAAGGAGACAGAAAATGAAAGAAAATACAAAAATCGTGATGATTCCGAGATCACTGCTTCACGCTCATCCGGATAACCCGAGAAAGGATCTCGGAGATCTTAAGGAGCTGGCTGACTCAATCGCTGAACACGGCATCATGCAGAATCTCACTGTAGTTCCTGACGAGGGCGACGGAGACGGATATAAGATTCTGATCGGTCACAGAAGGTTCGCTGCGTCGGAGGGTGTTCTTGACGAGCTTCCTTGCGTAGTCGCTAAAGGTCTCACTGATAGAGAACAGGTCGGAATCATGCTCTGTGAGAATATGCAGCGTTCAGACCTCACATATCTGGAACAGGCTCACGGCTTTCAGATGATGATGGACCTCGGAGATACGATCGAGACCATATCAGAGAAGACAGGTTTCTCTAAGGCCACAGTTAAACACAGACTCGCTATCAACGAACTGGATCCTAAAGCCATCGAAGAAGCTAAAAAGTTTTTTCAGCCGACTATCGCAGACTTCATCGCTCTTGAGAAAGTTAAGGATGTCGACAAGAGAAACGAAATTCTTGAATCATCCAGTAATTCATCAGAAATCCAGGACGGAGTTGATGATTATCTCGAGGACGTTCAGGTCGCAGAATACTTCGCATACTACAAGAAGTTCTTTGAAGAGGCAGGATGGATCGATGAGACTAAGAAAGACAGCTGGTTCTACTATCGGGAAGGTTATACCGAAGTTATGGGAAAGCTTCACGACCATTCAAAGCTTAGTAATCGTGATTGTAAGCTCATTCCTGAAGCGGAGCTTAAGAAGATCATTTCGGAGGTCAAAGGAGAAGTACATTTCAGCTTGAATTGTGACTGCATCAGAGTGGCCACTTACAAGGCTCCTAAATCGAAGAAGGGTGAAGAAGATAGGGAAAAGGCACGAAAAGAGGCCGAAAAGCTCAAAAAGAAGAACAAGGCAGCATTAAAAGAGATCAGGGCTAACATCTGTGACGCTTACATGGATTTCATCCAGAACTCTCAGTACGAGCAGAAAAGTCCTCAAGAAGAACTCGGATATGTATATCTGCTTCTGGACCTCTGCAGAGAATTCGGAATGGGTGTCACGCTCTATATGCTCACAGAGGAAAAGGTCAGGTACCAGCTTCACGATAAGCTCACCTTGAAAGGTTACGACAAAGAGGAATACTTCAAAGACTTCGAATCGTGGACACCTTTATTTCAGCTCCTGACAAACATCTGGTGGTCAATCTCCACGTCATATAACTCATTTGAAGATTATGACTGCAGACCGAAGAAAGAGATCCTCGAAGCTCACAAGTCATTTTGCAACATTCTGAAAGACATTGATGGTTTCCGCATCAAGGAAGAATGGAAGCCTGTTCTGGA